ATGAGACATAGTGGAGTTATTATTGGAAAAAATACTTCTGATGATGAAGGACCATCAACTATGCATGGTGGAGCATCTCCAAATATGCTTACACTTTGTATGAAAAGAGTTGACAACTCAACCAAATCAGATGTTTGGTTTGCTTTTACTTGTAAAGAATTATCGTAAATACTAAATAACTAATATAGTCTAATTATTACAATGTCCGTATATAAGATTGTACAAAAAATTCCATCATTATCTTGCTCTGGTACGGCAACAACCACTGACGCAATTTCTTTGAAGACTGGTATTTTGAGAATAGTTCCAGAGGTTGATGCTAATATTGAAATTGGTTCATCACCAGTAGCTGTTTCTAGTACTACTACTGCTGCTAGTATTTTCGTTAAAGGTGGAACTGAAATTTTACTAAAAGAATCAGCAGCTTCTCAATCTTTTGTTGGGTTTACTACTGGTACTACCACAACAATAACTTTTCCACAAGGGCAGTTTTCTAATTTTGCTTCTGGTGATGTTGTTTCAATTACTGGAATTTCCACAACAGGAGTTAATACAACAGCAGCAACAGTTTCGTCAGTAAATTTATCTCGTGATTATGATTATGGTGGTTCACTTATTCTTAGTTGGAATACTAGTGGACTGGCATCTACAATTGCTCCGTCTACATCTACTGGCACTTTGAGAAAAATAACAAAAGTTAGTGCTCTAGCAGCAAGTGGAAAAGTTCACATCACAGAAATTCAAATCGTAGGTGGTTAATTCAATGAAACTCATCACAGAAGAAATCGAAAAGGTTAAGGTTATTGTCGAAGAAACCAACGGTAAAAAGTCTCTTTTTATTGAAGGTATTTTTCTTCAAGCAAATAAACCAAACAGAAACAAGCGTCTCTATGAAATGAGAACTCTCGAAAGAGAAGTCAAAAGATATAATGAAAATTATATTCAAAAAGGTCGTGCTCTTGGAGAACTTGGACATCCAGATGGTCCTTCTTTAAACCTTGATAGAGTTTCTCATAAAATTGTTTGTTTAGAGAGAGTTGGAGATAATTTTAAAGGAAGAGCAAAAATTCTTTCCACTCCTATGGGAAAAATTGCAGAATCTCTTCTTGGTGAAGGTGTGATGTTAGGAGTTTCTTCTCGTGGTGTTGGTTCATTAATTCCAACTAACGAAGGATATTCAGTAGTTGGTGAAGATTTTATGCTTGCGACTGCTGCTGATATTGTTGCTGACCCTTCTGCTCCTGATGCTTTTGTGAACGGAATTATGGAAGGAAAGGAGTGGTGTTGGGAAGGTGGAATTCTCCGTGAAAGAGCCGCAGAAGCAGCAAAAAGAAAAATAAACACATTAGTAGACCAAAAACGTTTGGAAGAACAGAAAGTTGATCTGTTTCAGAACTTTTTATCAAATCTTTAAATTATAAATAAATAAAGATTAAACATACAGGTTAATCGGAGAGATCTAAAATGTCCCGTGGTAAAAACTTACAAGAAATGGAAACAGGCACTAAACAATCTAAAACTGCTGTGAATGCGGGAGCAAAAGCAGCAGAACCAATGCAGAAGTTAACCACAGGCATTCCTGATGGTCAAACTGGTAGTTGGGAAGATCTTGGAGGACCAACTCCAGAAAACTACAAACCAGATGATGACTCTGCAAAACTTGCAACTCCTGGTGCAACTCTTAAGCAAGTTAAGAATGTTGTAAACAAAGGTGCAAAAGCAGCAGATGCTATGAAGTCCCTTGCTAAGGAATCAGTCGAAGAAGATGATGAAGAAGAACTCATCGATGACGAGACTGAGTATGATGAAGATGAAGTAGTTTCCGAAGCAAAGAAAAAGTCTTCCAAAAAAGATGAGGAAGATGATGAGGATGACGAAGAAGGTGAAGATGAAGATAGTGAAGAAGATGATGAAGAGGACGAAAAAGAAAAAGCAATGAAAGAGGCATTTGCCCAAATCGAAGAAGAAATCGAAGAGGACGTAAATGCACTTCTTTCTGGTGAAGAACTCTCCGAAGATTTCAAGGTAAAAGCAAAAACAGTTTTTGAAGCTGCTTTGAATGCTAGAACCGAGCAAATCGAAGAAGCAATTGCTTATCAATATGAGCAAAAACTTGCTGAAGAAGTAGAAGTAATTAGAGAAGAATTAACTGACCGTCTTGATGCATACCTTGAGTATGTTTCAGAAGAATGGTTACAAGAAAATGCTCTCGAAGTAGAGCAAGGACTTAAGACTGAAATGACCGAATCATTCCTTCAAGGAATGAAGGGTCTTTTTGAAGATCATTATGTAACAATCCCTGAAGATAGATATGATGTACTTGAGAGTATGGTAGAAAAACTTGATGATATGGAGTCCAAACTCAATGAGCAAATTCATAGGAATGTTGCTCTGAATAGAAGATTAGCAGAGTCGGTTACTGAAGTAATCTTTGCCGAAGTTTCTGAGGGTCTCGCACTTTCTCAGAAGGATAAACTCGCTTCTCTTGCAGAAAATGTTGAGTTTGATAGTGAAGGTAGCTATCGTGAGAAACTGGTAACATTAAGGGAATCTTATTTCCCCAGAAACGCTGGTACTCAAAGAGACAACTCGGATTACATTGCAGAAGAAACTGATTATTCGCAACCAGTATCTGGTTCGATGTCATATTATCTCGATGCACTCCAAAGAGTTTCTAAAAAGTGATTTTTAAATTATAACAATCAAACTAAAATTTTTTAAAGAGGTAAAACAAATGCAAATGTTCAACGCAGAACATCTGCAGGAGAAGTGGGCACCACTCCTTGACTATCAGGGACTTGATGGAATCAAAGATTCACATCGTAGAATGGTAACCGCAGTTCTCCTGGAGAATCAAGAAAAATTCCTTCGTGAGGAAAGAGAATTCCTTGGCGAAGCATCCTACGCATCACAATCATCAGCATCTGCTTCAGGTACTGGTTTCGCAGGTCAATCCGATAAAGGTGGTCCAGTTGCAGGTTTCGACCCTGTTCTGATCTCCCTGATCCGTCGTTCAATGCCTAACTTGGTTGCATATGACCTCGCAGGTGTTCAACCAATGAACGGTCCTACAGGACTTATCTTTGCAATGCGTTCACGTTATGTTGATCAAAATGGTGCTGAAGCATTCTTCAACGAACCAGATACTCAGTTCTCTGGTAGAGATGGCGCTCAAGGTTTCTATAACGTAGATCCTGCTATTCAAGGTGGTGTAGGTTTCGGTACTACCGCAACTCAAACTGGTAACAACCCTGGTCTTCTTAGTGCTGGTGGTACTTCAACCGATTATAATGTCGGTCAAGGTATGGGAACATTTGAAGCAGAAAGACTTGGTACATCTGGTCAAGAAAGCTTCAACGAAATGGCATTCTCAATCGAGAAAGTCACCGTTACTGCAAAGTCAAGAGCACTCAAGGCTGAGTACTCACTTGAGCTCGCACAAGACCTCAAGGCAATTCATGGTTTGAATGCAGAAGCGGAATTAGCAAACATTCTCTCAACAGAGATTCTTGCTGAAATCAACCGTGAAGTTATTCGTACCATCTACAAGACTGCTGAAACTGGTGCTCAGTTAAATACTGCTACTGCTGGTGTTTTTGACCTTGATGTTGACTCTAATGGTCGTTGGTCAGTTGAGAAGTTCAAAGGTCTTATCTTCCAAATCGAGCGTGATGCTAACGCAATCGCACAAAGAACTCGTCGCGGAAAGGGCAACATCATTATGTGTTCTTCGGACGTTGCTTCTGCACTTTCGATGGCTGGTCTTCTTGACTACACCCCTGCACTTAATGCAAACCTTAACGTAGATGATACTGGCAATACTTTTGCTGGTGTTCTCAACGGTAAGTATAAAGTTTACATCGACCCATATTCGGGTGGTGCTGGTAACGTATCTGGTACAACCAATAGCCAATACTACGTTGTTGGTTATAAGGGTTCTTCCCCTTATGATGCAGGTCTGTTCTATTGTCCTTATGTTCCTCTCCAAATGGTTCGTGCCGTTGGTGAGAACACCTTCCAACCAAAAATTGGATTCAAGACCCGTTATGGTCTTGTTGCTAACCCATTTGCTGAAGGAGCTCTTGCTAGTGGTGCTGCCAATACACTTGGTCGCATTCAACAGAACTCAAACCGTTACTACAGAAGAGTACAAGTACAAAACCTTATGTGAGTTTCTTTTCACATTTTTCAGGGGTCCGAAAGGACCCTTTTTTTATGCCTATAAATAAAAATAAAAATGACTTCACCCTCGTTATCAAATCAAATTGGAAATAAAAACTACTTATCTCCATTAGGTTTTAAGTTTGTATTATCAAAGTATCCAAAAATTGATTTCTTTTCTAATTCCGCAGAAATACCTGGAATTAATCTTGGTGTAGCAATTCAACCTACTTACTTAAAGGATATTCCAATTCCTGGTGATAAGATTAGTTATGATGATTTTAATTTAAAATTTTTTGTTGATGAAAATTTAGAAAATTATCTTCAAGTTCATAACTGGATAAGAGGTCTTGGATATCCAGAGAATGTTGGGGAATACCAAGAGTTTCTAAATCAAGACCCATACAATCCAGGAGTTCAAAACGCATCTTCGGGTCAATCTGATGGAAGTTTGATTATTTACAATAGCAATTATAATCCAGTAGCATCAGTTAGTTTTAAAGGTTTATTTCCAACATCACTTTCTACGATTAATTTTGATGCTACCAATACTGACGTTCAATATGTAACGGCACAGGTAAACTTCAAGTATACTTTATATGATATAACAACTTATTGAAACTATGAACCTTGATGAAATACAATTATTATGGGAGAAGGATTCAATTATAGACCAAGATAATCTACACGATGAATCTATTAAAATACCTGCTCTTCACGCAAAATATTATAAACTTTATAACAATATTCTTCTTCTCAGAAAACTAGAAGAAAACAAATATAAGATTTTAAAAAAAGAAAAATGGATGTATTACTCTGGTAAGGCAGAACCAGAGGTATATAAAGAAAAACCATTTGACCATAAGGTTTTAAAACCAGATATAGATAAGTATATGGATGCTGATAAAGACTTAATTAAGATAGTATCCAAAATAGACTATTACCAAACGATGCTTAGTTATTTGGAAAGTATATTAAAGACAATCTTAAATAGAACTTATCAAATAAAGAATGCAATTGAATACATGAGATTTACAGCAGGATATGGCTAATATTATTATACAAAAAAAGAACGAGATTTATCTAAAAGTTGAAACAGAACCACATATTCACCAAGAATTATCTGAGCATTTTACCTTTGATGTTCCTGGAGCAAAGTTTATGCCTCAATATAGGAGCAAATATTGGGATGGAAAAATAAGACTTTATAGCAATCATACTGGTGAACTATATGTTGGTCTTCTGGATAAACTAGTTGCTTGGGCAAAAAACTGTGAATATACAGTAGAGTTCAAAGATAATAAGTTTTATGGTTCTCCATTTGAGGAGAATGAAATGATTTCGGTGGAAGGTGTCTCTGATTATATGAAGAGTATATCAAGGCACGAACCAAGAGACTATCAAGTAGATGCTGTGTATGATGCTCTCAGGTATAATCGCAAACTTTTAATTTCTCCAACTGCTTCTGGTAAGTCTTTGATGATTTACTCAATCGTTAGATACTTTGTAGAAAAAGAACATAATATTTTATTGATTGTTCCTACTACTTCATTAGTAGAACAAATGTATAAAGACTTTGAGGATTATGGATGGAATGCCGAAGAGTATTGTCATAAGATTTACTCTGGTAAAGAAAAATCTACAAATAAAAATGTAGTCATTACAACTTGGCAATCAATTTATAATCTTCCTAGGTCTTTCTTTGAGAATTTTGATGTGGTGATTGGAGATGAGGCACATCAATTTAAGTCCAAGTCTTTGGTTGGTATTATGACAAAGATGGACAATACAAAGTATCGTTTTGGGTTCACTGGTACTTTGGATGGTTCACAAACTCACAAGTGGGTTCTGGAGGGTTTATTCGGTCCCTCATACAAGGTTACACAAACACAGGAACTTATTGAAAAAGGTTATCTATCAAAACTACAAATCAAAGTTCTTTTATTAAAACATAACGAACATCAGTTTGATGAATATGAAGAAGAAATTCAGTATTTGATTACCCATGACAAAAGAAATAATTTTATTAAAAACTTATCTTTGGATTTGAAGGGAAATACTTTAATTCTTTATAGTCGTGTTGAAACTCATGGGCAACCTTTATATGAGATGATAAATAGTTCAGCAGCAAAAGACAGAAAGATATTTTTTGTCTACGGTGGTGTGGATGCTGAAGAAAGAGAAAAGGTAAGAGAAATTACCGAAAAAGAAAACGATTCAATTATCGTTGCTTCTTATGGAACATTTAGTACTGGTATTAATATTAAAAATCTCCATAATATTATTTTTGCTAGTCCAAGTAAATCAAGAGTAAGAAATTTACAATCTATCGGTAGAGTTCTCCGAAAAGGAGAAAACAAAAATAAAGCAGTTCTTTACGATATTGCAGACGACATTACTTACAAATCAAAAAAGAATTATACTTTAAATCATTTAATCGAAAGAATTAAAATTTATAATGAAGAAAAGTTTAATTATGAAATTATACAACTAGACTTTAAGAAATAAATGGAAGACGATTTTTATGCTATCATTAAATTAATATCAGGTGAGGAAATACTTTCCAAAGTTTGTCCTTGTGATGAAGACGATAGGATTGTTTTAATTTTAGATAATCCTATCACTATGGAATCTGTAACAATTCGTCAACTTGGAATATCAACTATCAAAGTAAGTCCTTGGATAAAGTTTGCTGATGATAGTATGTTTGTAATGGATATGGAAAAAGTTATAACGATGACTGAAATAACGGATGAAGATTTAATCAAAATGCATCAAAAGTTTGTTAGAGAGAGGAGTAAAAAATCCAATAAAAGTGAACTCACTTCTAAAATGGGTTATTTGTCCTCGATTGCTGATGCCAGAATAACCTTGGAAAAACTCTATAAATCTATTTAAAGATATAACTTATCTTCAACCCTAACAGAGTGATTATAGACACATTCTTTATAGTTGTCAACTATTGCTATCGTGTGTTATAATAAGGAAAAGTAATCAATTTATGTTAAATTCAAAAATGAATAAGGTAAAGAAAAATCCACATTATGTAAATAATAAAGATTTTCACGATGCGTTGATTAATTATAAAATTAAAGTAAATTCAGCAAAAGAAAAGGGATTACCTAATCCAATCATTCCCAATTATCTGGGTGATTGTTTTTTAAAAATTGCCACTCATTTATCATATCGTCCAAACTTTGTGAACTATATGTTCCGTGAAGATATGATTTCAGATGGTATTGAAAACTGTGTTCAATATATCAATAACTTTGATGTAGAACGCACAAATCCATTTGCGTATTTTACACAAATTGTTTACTATGCCTTCCTGCGTCGTATTCAGAAAGAAAAAAGACAGATGGAAATCAAAGAAAAGATTCTTGAAAAAAGTGGTTTTGATCAAGTATTTTCTGTTGATGGTAGTGGATTCAATTCTTCTGACTACAATACAATTAAAGAAAACATTCAAATGAAACAATACCAATGAAGATAGGTTTGATTGGAGATACTCATTATAATTTCCGCAAAGCAAATAAAGCATTTCACGAGTATTTTGCTAAATTTTATGATGAAATATTTTTTCCTACATTAAAGAAAAACAAAATCAAAACAGTCATTCATTTGGGTGATGCTTTTGATAATCGTAAAGGTGTAGATTATTGGGCTCTTGATTGGGCAAAGGAAAATGTTTATAATAGATTTCAAGATTTAGGAATTACTGTTTATAATATTGTGGGAAATCACGATGCTTATTATAAAAACAGTAATGAAATTAATGCTATAGATACACTTCTTCAACAATATTATAATGTAGTTAGAGTGTCTAAACCAGCAGAATATACTATTGAGGGAATGAAAACAGTTCTTCTTCCTTGGATATGTACTGATAATGAAAAGGAAACTTTTGAACTTCTTGAAAACACAGAAGCAAAAGTTATTTTTGGTCATCTTGAACTGAATGGATTTTCAGTTTATCCAGGGCACATTCATGAAGAAGGACTAGATAAAAAAGTATTTCAAAAGTTTGAAAGAGTTTATTCTGGGCATTATCATACTCGTAGTGATGATGGAAAAATCTTTTATCTTGGAAATCCATACCAAATGTTTTGGAATGATGTAAATGATAAAAGAGGATTTCATATTTTTGATACAGATGATTATAAATTAGATTATTATCAAAATCCTCATACAATGTTTGAAAGAGTTTATTATGAAAATAATAATCCAAAAGATTTTGACGCATCTTATTTGACTGATAAAATGGTTAAAATCGTTGTTCGTCAAAGGGATGACTATAAGATGTTTGATAAGTTTGTGGATTCGATAGTTAAAGTAAATCCATTAGAACTTAAAATTATTGAAAATGTTGATGTTTATGATGAAGATGTAAATTGTGATGAAATCCCAACAGAGGATACGTTGAGTATTTTGGATAAATATGTGGAAGAGTCAGAATTTGAATTAGACAAGAACACTATTAAAAAACTCTTACGAGAATTTTATAAAGAAGCACTGGAAGTAGAATGATGTTTTTACTCACTATCTTAGAAAAAGAAGAAGAAGGAGCATACGCAGTAGCTGATGAACATGGTGAAAAGGCTTTGTACTTTTTTGAAGAAGAAGATGATGCGGAAAGATATTCTGGTCTCCTAATGGCGGAAGATTATCCAGAAATGACTGTGATAGAAGTTGATGATGAGATGGCGATAAAGACTTGTGAGATGTATGGATATAATTATGTTATAATTACCCCAAATGAATTTGTGATACCACCAAGAGATTATGATACTATTCAAACAAATCGCATATCGTAACTTTCTTTCTTCTGGAAATCAAGCAACAGAGATAAAATTTACAGATACGCAAACTACATTAATTGTCGGTGCGAATGGTTCAGGTAAAAGCACAATGCTTGATGCTCTTTGCTTTGGACTATTCAATAAAGCATTTCGCAAAATCAATAAATCTCAATTAATCAATTCGACCAACGAAAAAGAATGCTTGGTTGAGATTGATTTTAGTATTGGAACAAAAGAATACAAAATAAAAAGAGGTATTAAACCAAATATTTTTGAAATTTGGATTGATGGTGCTTTACAAAATCAAGCAGCATCATCGGCAGACCAACAAAAACAACTAGAAGATAATATTTTAAAATTAAACTATAAGTCATTTACTCAAATTGTAATTTTGGGTAGTGCTTCCTTTGTACCTTTTATGCAATTATCTACGGCAAATCGTAGGGAAGTTGTAGAAGATTTATTGGATATTAAAATCTTTTCTGCAATGAACGCAGTAATTAAAGATAGAATTAAAAATACAAATGATAAAATTAAAGAACTTTCTTTGAAGCAATCAATGACTGAAGAAAAGGTCGAGATGCAAAAAGAGTTTATTGAAAGTATTGAGAAAAGTGGTAAAGAAAATATAGAAAAGAAAAAAGATAAAATCACTTCTATTATCACTTACATTGACCAGTTAACAGCAGAGAATACACAAAAGGTAGAGGAAGTATCAAATACTCTTCAACCCCAGTTGGAGAACCTTTTAGACGCATCTAAGAAACTAAAACAACTTTCTAATTTAAAGGGTAAAATATCTGAAAAGGTATCAAGTATTACAGAACAACATAAGTTTTTTAATAATAATTCGGTATGCCCTACTTGTACTCAAACTATTGAAGAAGAATTTAGATTAAATAAAGTCAGTGAATCTGAAACCAAAGCAAAGGAACTTCAGCAAGGTTATAATGAATTGAAAGAAGCAATCCAACAGGAGGAAAAGAGAGAACGTGAATTCAATGTCGTTTCAAAAGAGATTAGTTCTTTAAATAATGAAATTTCTAATAACAATGTTAAAATTTCACAACTTAATAAACAATCAAGAGACCTTGACCAAGAAATTCAAGACATTACCAATAAAATTAAAAATAGAAATACTGAAAGAAAAGTATTAACTGATTTAGAACAAACTTTGGATTTAATTCAAACAGAGAAATCAAAGAACAAAGAAGATGTTTCTTATTTTGACTTCGCACACTCCTTGATGAAAGATGGTGGTATTAAAGGTAAAATCATTAAGAAGTATCTTCCACTAATGAACCAGCAGATTAATAAGTATCTGCAGATGATGGATTTTTATATTAATTTTACTCTTGATGAAGAGTTTAATGAAAAAATTAAATCTCCTATTCACGAGGACTTCACATATGAAAGTTTTAGTGAAGGAGAAAAGATGAGAATTAATCTTTCAATTTTGTTCACTTGGAGAGAAATTGCAAGAATGAAAAATTCAGTCAATACCAATCTTCTTATTTTAGATGAAGTATTTGATAGTTCTTTGGACTTTATGGGAACAGACTATTTCACAAAAATTATTAAGTATGTGATAAAAGATACTAATATATTTGTCATTTCACATAAGACAGACGAATTGATTGATAAATTTGATAGAGTTATCAAGTTTGATAAGGTTAAGGGATTTAGCAAAATGATTGACTGACCTTTGGTTTTTTGGTATGATTGGTAAAGGTTACTATGACTTTCTTTACTATGTTTGGACCTGAAGATGAAAGAAATTTCAATGAGTTTACAGTAAAACTCGATGAAATAACTGGTTTAATTGATGTTACAAAAACTCCTGTGAATATGACTGAAAATACAAATGCTAATGGTTTCTGGAAATACAACGAAGACCAAATCCTGAAACAACTTGAACAATATATTGCTGGTACTTATAATCAGCATTATGTTGATAGGACTGGTGGTGGAACAGAACAAACCCTCGATAAGATTAAACACAATCGCCGTGAAGGATTTTGTGCTGGTAACATTACCAAGTATACTGACCGATATGATACCAAAGGAACTCCTCGTGCTGACTTGTTTAAAGTTCTACACTATACTATTCTTTTGATTAATCATCTCAATCTCGTTGAAAACAAGTGAAAATTAAACCCCAAACTATGAAACTTTCTGAATCTACTATTACTATTCTAAAAAACTTTTCTTCAATCAATCAGTCGATTTTGGTTAAAGAAGGTTCTAAACTTCGCACAATTTCTGTGATGAAGAATATTCTTGCCGAGGCAGAAATTAAGGAAGAATTCCCAAAGAATTTTGCGATTTATGACCTTAATCAATTTCTAAATGGATTGGGACTACACCAAGACCCTGACCTTGATTTTGAGAATGATTCGCACGTTATTATTCGTGAAGGAAAACGTCGTGTGAAGTATTTCTTTGCTGACCCAGAAGTGATTGTATCACCACCAGAAAAAGAAATTACACTTCCTTCTGAAGATGTTTGCTTTCAACTAGAACATTCACAACTTGATAAACTCATCAAAGCAGCAGCAGTTTATCAACTTCCAGATCTTTCTGCTGTTGGTGAAGCAGGTGTAATTCGTTTGGTTGTTCGTGATAAGAAGAATGATACTTCTAACGAATACTCTATCGTTGTTGGTGAAACTGATAAGGAATTTACTTTCAACTTCAAGGTAGAAAACATTAAGATTATTCCTGGTTCTTATGATGTGGTTGTGTCAGAAAAACTTCTGTCTAAATTCACGAACGAACGGTACAATTTGACCTATTATATTACTTTGGAACCAGACTCAAATTTCCTATGATGGAATTTCTTCTCTATTTGACTCCTACTGGACAGCAAATTATTAGCACTATTATGCAGAGAAATTACAATATCAAACAAAATGCGGCAATCTGTCGCAATAAAGAAATGTTTGGTATTGTAAAAACTCCTAATTTTGTAATTTGCTTGAATAATATTAAAAATACTATTAGTCCAGTTGATTATTATGTAAATGAGACAGTTTATCACGAAGCAGTTCACGTAGCACAATCTTGTAAAAAAGGACCTCTGGGTGTAAATGTTTCTTTGAATGCTTACAAAATGAATGATGTAATTCGTTCTACAAAAATTAGTGGTGAATATCCTGTATATGAATCGGAAGCATATTTTTTAGAAGATAAACCTGAACAAGTTCTTTATTATTTGAAAAAATTCTGTTTTTAATTATGAATATTTTTGTGACTGATTTTTGTCCTGTGCTTTCTGCTGTGTCACTCCCAGATAAGCATATTGTCAAAATGCCTCTGGAAACTTGCCAAATGCTCTCTATTATTTTGTCTAAATGGTATTATAACTGGGGGACTATTCCCAAAAAGGATGGAACCCCTTATAGTACTGAGAAGGGAGCATTTAGAAATCATCCTTGTACTGTGTGGGCAGCAAAATCCCACGAGAACCTTGCCTGGTTGATTCGGCACGGATTTGCCCTTTGTAATGAGTATCGGCATCGTTATGGTAAAGACCACGCTTGTATGAAAGGACTTGAAGTGGCAGAGAATATCTTTGCTACTAAAAGTGGAAAGGAGATTTCTATCTACAAAAATGTGGTAGAATTCACAAGGGCAATGCCTGATGAGTTCAAACTTGACGAAAGTATTGATACTCCAACAGCATATCAAAAGTATGTTGCGTCTAAACCTTGGGTTGCATCTAATTATCTTCGTATGCCGCAACGAAAACCTGATTGGATTTGATTGACCAAACGACATTTTGTGTAGTTTGGTTATAAATAATATTAGTTATAACTTTTCTAATGGAACTCGACGGAATTACCTACAAACAATCAAAAACTTATCCTGACATTTATATTAGTGCTTGTGGTAAAATTCTAAATGTGAAACCTATTGGAAGAGTTGATAAACGAGATGGTTATGTTGTAGTTCGTGGAAAAAGACTACATCAACTTGTGGTAGAATGTTGGGGGGAACCAAGACCAAAAGGTAAAGATTGGTGTATAGACCATATTGATGAAAATAAAAAAAATAATAAAAATGAAAATCTTAGGTGGTTACCTCGTTCAGAAAACACAAGAAGGTCTCATTTGGGGAGACCAGAACCCAAAAAAGGAAGATTACAAATGGAGGATGGTGTAAAGCAAAAAATTAAAAATCTTTCAGAGCAAGGATTGTCTCAAAGAAAGATTGCTGATATTATGGGCAAAAACCAACGAAGTATTTGGAATGTATTAAATGAGGTTTATTGATGAGTAAAGATTTTTTGTTTGTGGAAAAATACCGTCCTCGTAAAATTGAGGATTGTATTCTTCCTGATGGTATTAAGAAAACATTTTTGGATTTTGTTAAGAGGGGAGAAATACCAAATCTTCTTCTTGCTGGACCTCCAGGAGTAGGAAAAACAACAGTAGCAAAAGCATTATGTGAAGAACTTGGAGTAGATTATTATGTTATCAACGGATCTGATGAAGGACGATTTTTGGACACGGTACGGAACCAAGCAAAGAACTTTGCTTCGACCGTTTCACTTCAAGCAAATGGAAAACACAAAGTCATTATTGTGGATGAAAGTGATAACACAACCGCAGATGTTCAACTCCTTTTACGGGCTAATATTGAGACGTTTTATAACAACTGTCGGTTCATCTTCACCTGTAACTACAAAAACAAAATCATCGAACCTCTCCACTCTCGATGTGCAGTTGTCGAATTCAGTATCAAAGGAAAAGAAAAAGCCCAGTTGGCAGGATCCTTCTTCAAGCGTTTACAAAACATCTTGGATGAAGAGAGCATCAAATATGATCCGAAAGTACTTGCCCAACTGATAAATTCCCATTTCCCTGATTGGCGTAGAGTTCTTAATGAGTGCCAAAGATACTCTGTTAGTGGTGAAATAGATAGTGGTATTCTTGCGTCTTTTTCTGATGTTGCTGTAAATGACCTTATTATTCATCTCAAAAGTAAAAACTTTTCTGAAGTCCGAAAGTGGGTGGTCTCCAACTTGGATAACGATCCTGGTGTCGTTCTTCGCAGGGTGTATGACGCCTGTTATGATTGTCTTTCACCCCAATCTATCCCTGCTGCCGTTCTTATTGTTGCTAAGTACCAATACCAGATTGCGTTTGTGGCTGACCAAGAAATTAACCTCTTAGCAGCATTAACAGAAATTATGTGTGAATGTAGTTTCAAATGAGACCTGAAACAAGAGAAGCAATGGAAATGCTTTTTGTTGCTAAGTGGAATCTTCCAAAAGCAGCACAGTATTGTAATCTTACTCATAAGGAATGTAAGATTGTGTTTAATGAATATTGTAATTTTCATCCAGCAACTTATACGAATGAAAATTGAACTGAAGGATTGGTTGAACTCAATCAATCAAAATAAAAAAAATATTATGGATGAAGACCCGTCCTCTATAAAGGAGTATGCTCCTTATATTATTAACAGATGTTTGTCGGGTCATATTGATTGTTTGATGTATGCAAATGAGATGAATAAGTTCTCCTCATTAGATAAGAAACTTCAATATGATTTTTTTATAAATATAATTAGGAAAAAGAAGAGATTCTCTCCTTGGTTAAAACAAGAAAAAATTAAAGACCTTGAAATAGTCAAATCTTACTATGGTTATAGTAATGAGAAGGCAAAGCAAGCTTTGAGAATTCTGACAAAAACACAACTAGATTTTATTAAATCAAAACTTGAAACTGGAGGAACAAAATGAGTGTTGTAAATGAACCTATTGTGGTTTGGTCGCAAGACCAAATGGTTGAAGTGATTTTGAATGAACCTGACGATTTTTTGAAGGTTCGTGAAACACTCACGCGTATTGGTGTCGCATCACGCAAAGAGAAAAAGATTTATCAATCTTGCCATATTCTTCATAAGCAAGGTAGATACTACCTTGTACATTTTAAAGAATTGTTTGCTTTAGATGGTAAACACGCAAATCTTACTGTAAATGACGTACAACGTCGTAATCGTATTATTCAACTTCTTGCTGATTGGGGATTGATTACAATCGTCAAACCAGAAGGTATTACCGATATTGCTCCATTAAATCAAATCAAAGTTCTTGCTTATAAGGACAAGGCAGATTGGATTTTGGAAACAAAATACAATATTGGTGCTAAAAAGAAAAGAACAGAAGAGGAAACCGAATAAGAAAGTGGGGAGAACAACACTCCCCATTTTTTATGACCTCCGATATATACTAATGATGTTGCCTTCGGGGACATTATTAACTTATCGACGCTTAAAGAGGTCTATCATGTTCGGAACAAGTTCAATTACTTATTCAGTACCAGAAACTGCTAAGTATCTATTAGAAATTCAAAAAAATAGTATTGGAATGGACGAGTGGTTTAAAAGGTTTGATACTGCGTTTGAGACGCATACTAACTATCCACCATACAATCTAGTCAAAGAAAGTAGTGTTGATTTTAGATTAGAAATCGCACTTGCTGGTTATAAACGAGAAGATATTGAAGTCACTACGGAATGGAATAAACTCTTTGTAGAAGCAAAGAAATCTGGTGATAGTAGTGATGAATATTTACATCAGGGATTGGCAAAGAGAGCATTTACACGCACTTGGACTTTATCAGATGATGTGGTTGTTGGTGATGTTTCTTTTGAGGATGGATTACTCACTATTAAACTGAATAGAGTCATTCCAGAGCACCAGAAAAGGAAAGTGTATGAACTTAAATAAATAGTAGTGGGCTACTCACAACTATTGTTGCCGCAGGGGAGCAACTGGCAAAAACCAGTTTGACACTCCCCCATTTTTTTGGTAAAATTACAACAGGTATGGGAATAAAATGACTGTAAAACTAGCATTATTAAAATCTGGTGAAGATGTAATCGCAGATATTAGAGAAGCAATCTCAGAAGAAACAAATAAAATTGTTTCTTATATTTTTTCTAATCCTTATGTTGTTAAACTGACTCAACCACAAGTATTGATGGAAGATTCAGAGCAACCAGAAACGAGAGCATATAATATCTCAGTATATCCTTGGGTTCCTTTGTCCGATGATACTGATATTGCGATTAACCCAGATTGGGTGGTTACAATTGTAGAACCAGCAGCAACTTTAAAAAAATCTTATGAGGAGAGAATGAATGGAAGAGGAAATCACAATGTCGATGGACCAAATGATGGAGGAACCATCGGAAGAACCGATGATTTCGGACCCGATAACTCAAGTTCTAATCTTAATGAATCAGTTAAATTTAATCACTGAAATTCAAGAAGTAGTAGTTGATTTTGGAGAACCAAATTGTAGATTAGTAAAACCATATTTGATTTCTGATGATGGAAGTCTTTCTCCTTGGTTAAAGGGAATTACAAATGACGAAGAAATTATGATGAGTTCAGATAAGATTTTAACTCTTGTTGAACCCACAAAAGAACTACTTAATGAATATACTGAACTTACAAAATGAGATTTTATACCAACGTCTATGAAAAATTTAATAAAATGTTGGTTCGTGGTTATGAAGACGGTAGGTATTTTCAGTCAGAAGAAGAGTTTCAACCAACTCTTTATGTGACTTCTAAAAAACAAAGTAAGTATAAAACTCTTGATGGGTCGAGTGTTGAACCAATTCAACCTGGAAAGATTTCTGATTGTAAGGAGTTTTTAAAGAAATATGAAAATGTAGAAGGATTTACTGTTTATGGTAATGATAATTACAAAGCACAATATATTTCTCAAACATATCCAGAGGATGAAATTAAGTTTGATATTAAAAAGATTCGTCTTGTAACAATCGACATTGAGGTTGCATCCGAGAATGGATTCCCAAATGTATTTGATTGTGCCGAAGAACTTCTAGCAATAACCTTACAAAATTACGCAACAAAGCATATCATTTGCTTTGCTTCTCGTCCTTATATCAATACTCGTAAGGATGTTGTGTATGTTGAGTGTAGGGATGAGATTGATTTGATTCAGCACTTTCTCGCATTTTGGGAAAGAGAAACTCCTGATGTGATTACAGGTTGGAACTGTGAGTTGTATGATATTCCTTATATTGCTGGAAGAATTGATAGGATTCTCGGTGAAAAGGAAGCACGTCGTCTTTCTCCTTGGGGAAATATTCGCAGAAAAGAACTTGTAATTAAAGGAAGAGAACAAATCTCTTATGAAGTTGCTGGGGTTTCTGTGATTGATTATCTTGACCTTTATAAGAAGTTTACTTATAAAGCACAGGAATCTTATCGTCTAGACCATATCGCAAATGTGGAACTAGGTCAAAAGAAATTGGATCACTCTGAATTTGAGACCTTTAAGGATTTTTATACAAAAGACTGGCAGAAGTTTATTGATTATAATATTCGAGACGTAGAACTTGTAGACCAATTGGAAGACAAGATGAAACTTATCGAACTATGTTTTACAATGGCATATGATGCTAAGGTTAATTTTAATGATGTGTTCTTTCAGGTAAGAACTTGGGACGCAATCATTTATAACTACTTGAAGAAAAGGAATATTGTTATTCCTCCTAAGGACCGTTCGGAAAAGAGTGATAAATTTGCGGGGGCATATGTCAAGGAACCGATTCCTGGAAAGTATGATTGGATTGTGAGTTTTGATTTAACATCTCTATATCCTTCTCTTATTATGCAATATAATATTTCTCCAGAAACTCTTTTAGATGAAAAATATCCAGGAATAACTGTTGATAAATTACTCAACAAGGAAATTGTTATAGAAAATATTGAAGGTAAATGTGTTTCTGCTAATGGTTGTATGTATGATACAACCAAAAGAGGGATATTTCCAGAACTTGTTGAGAATATATTTAATGATCGACAATTTTTCAAAAAGGAAATGTTGAAAGAAAAATCAAAATTAGAAGAAATTGAAAATGAGTTAAAAAAACGTGGTATTGACTTAAATACTTTATAATATAAATAATAAAGTGTATTGAAGTCTAATATGAATTATTTAAAAATATATTGCAAATTAGTCAAATTCACAGAAAATCGAAATTGGAAAAAAAATTATGATGGTCTTTATCTTGAGGGGCATCATATTTTTCCAATATCAATATATGGCAAAAATGATAGAATTGTCTATTTGACTGCAAGAGAACATTTTTTAGCACATTGGTTACTTTATAAAATATGTTTGAAAAGATATGGTATTAGAAATAGAAAAACATTTAATATGGGGTCTGCATTTGCTATGATGTGTGTTTCAAATGATTTGCAAGAAAGAACATATACATCTAGACAATATGAAATTGCCAGAAAATGTTTGTCTAAAATTAGGACAGGTAAAAAAAGAAATGATATGTCGGGAAAAAAATATTTTGGTGCTAATGATGAGGTCATTAAAAATGGAATAGAAAAAATGAGACAAAAAAAAATTGGAATGAAGATAGAGTATCCCAAAAATAGAAAATCTTTACCTTGTCCTCCAGAAAAATCAAAAAAAATATCAGAAACTAGAAAAAATACAAAATTAAAATTTATTTCTATGAGTGAAAAAGAATTTAATATTTGGATTTCTAATCAAAATCTTTACAGAAAAGATGGAGCAAAAAATTCAAATATAACAAGAGTTTTGATGTGGAGAAGTATTCCTTTGGAAAAATATTATGGAAATTGATTATTCTAAAATATCATCAGATGAGTTGAAAAAACTTCGTCAAAATTGCATAAAAAATATATCAAAATATACAAATAACCAAATGGCTAGAAAGATACAAATTAATAGTTTGTATGGTGCCATTGGAAATCAATATTTTAGGTATTATAAACTAGCAAATGCCGAAGCAATCACAATGTCTGGACAAGTTTCCATTCGTTGGATTGAATGTAAAATGAATTCATACCTAAACAAAATTCTTAAAACAAATGATGTTGATTATGTTATTGCTTCAGATACTGATTCTATCTACCTTAATATGGGTCCTTTTGTTGAGACTGTATACAAGGGAAGAGAAAAAACTACTGAGGAAATTGTTGAGTTCCTTGATAAGGTCTGTTCGATGGAATTTGAAAAATATATTGAGAGTTCTTACCAAGAATTGGCGGACTATGTAAACGCATACGACCAGAAGATGCAGATGAAACGGGAGAATATTGCCGACCGTGGAATCTGGACTGCCAAGAAACGATACATTTTGAATGTTTGGGATAGTGAAGGTGTTAGGTACGATGAACCTAAATTGAAGATTATGGGATTAGAAGCAGTCAAGTCTTCTACTCCTGCACCTTGTCGTCAAAAGATTAAGGATGCTCTTAAAATTGTGATGACTAAAACAGAAGACGAAATGATTGCTTTTATAGATAACTTTCGTGAAGCATTCAATCAACTTCCCCCAGAAGAAATTTCATTTCCACGTTCAATTAATGATGTAAATAAACATAAATCTTCATCAACTCTTTATTGTAAGGGAACTCCCATTCACGCAAGAGGAGCAATTCTGTATAATCATCTAATTAAAGAAAAGAAATTGGATAAGAAGTATGCAAAGATTCAAAATGGTGAGAAGATTAAATTTTGCTATTTAAAACTTCCAAATCCAATTCGTGAGAATGTTATTTCTTATATTCAAGAATTCCCAAAGGAATTTGGACTAGACAAATACATTGATTATGACTTACAATTCAGTAAAGCATTTTTGGAACCAATGAAAGTAATTTTGGATGCAATTAACTGGAAAGTAGAAAAAACTGTAAACTTAGAATCATTTTTTAACTAATGGACTTTTTAAAAGATATTGTAAAAGAAATCGGTGGAGAATACACACAACTTGCATCAGACATTGACGAAACTGAATCTTATGTGGACACGGGTTCGTACATATTCAACGCTCTTGTTTCTGGTTCCATTTTTGGTGGTGTATCTGGTAATAAAATCACTGCAATCGCAGGTGAAAGTTCTACAGGAAAAACTTTCTTTAGTTTGGCAGTGGTCAAAAATTTTCTTGATAATAATCCTACTGGATACTGCTTGTATTTTGATACTGAGGCTGCAATCACCAGATCCTTATTGGAAAGCAGAGGCATCGACACAACTAGAGTCGTGGTGGTCAATGTGGTTACAGTTGAAGAGTTTCGTGGTAAGGCACTAAAGGCAGTTGACCTTTATATGAAGAAACCAGAAGCAGAACGCAATCCTTGTATGTTTGTTCTGGATTCTTTGGGAATGCTTTCAACCAGTAAAGAAATTAATGATGCTCTAAATGATAAAGAAGTTCGTGATATGACCAAATCGCAACTTATTAAGGGTGCATTCAGGATGCTTACTCTAAAACTTGGTCAAGCAAACATTCCAATGATTGTAACCAATCATACCTATGATGTTATTGGTGCTTATGTTCCAACAAAAGAAATGGGTGGTGGTAGTGGTCTTAAGTATGCTGCTTCTACCATCATTCATCTCTCAAAGAAAAAGGAGAAGGAAGGAACAGAAGTCATTGGAAACATTATCAAGGCAAAGACTGCTAAGTCGCGTCTAAGTAAAGAAAATCAAGATGTTGAAATTCGTTTGTTCTATGATGAGCGTGGTCTTGATAGGTATTATGGTTTGCTTGAACTTGGAGAATTGGGTGGGTTGTGGAAGAATGTTGCTGGTAGGTACGAAATGGATGGTAAAAAACTTTACGCAAAAGAAATACTGAAAAATCCAGAAAAGTATTTTACTCCAGAAGTAATGCAAGCACTTGACGAAATCGCAAGAAAAGAGTTTAGTTATGGATGATGAAAAATATTCGAGTTATAAAAACTGGAATTGATGTATCTAAAATATTAGAACAAATAAAGAAGCACCCAGAAGATTGGGGTTCACAGAAAAATATCAAAGATAAAAAAATAGAACAACTTGACCCAACAAAATATACTGTTACGGTTGATGTTCTTCAATTGATAATGGGTGGAATAGAAAAGGAAGGACAGTATGTTGGTGATACTGAAATTTGTATTCAAACACCCGCATACGAAAAGCACACAGAAGTTCTTAAATTCTTAAAGACATATTTTAAGAAAATACGTCGTTGTGCTTTTCTTTCTTTGCCTGTTGGTGAAATAGTAGGTTCTCATATTGATGAGGGAACTTATTATCTCACAAAAGATAGATATCACCTTTCCATTCAGGGAAAATACAGGTATAGTGTAGGGGATGAAACTATGATTGTTGAACCAGGAACGTTCTTTTGGTTTAACAATAAACTTCCCCATAGTGCTGAAAATATTGGTGATGAAGTTAGAATTACTTTTGTATTCGATGCTCCTCACCACAAACGAAATCCATAGTTAGAGGAGTAATGGAAAAAGTCGAAACTACTATTTTGAGAAATTTACTTTTCAATAATGATTATTGTAGAAAAGTATTACCTTTTATTAAAAATGAATATTTTGAAAACCTTCACGAGAAAGTAGTTTTTGAAGAAATCTGTAAGTTTATTGTTGCCTATGAACAACTCGCAACAAAAGAAGTTCTTTTGATTGAAACAGAAAAAAGAACTGATATTACAGAAGATACTTATAAAATTATTTGTGATTATATTTCCAATCTTAATGATGACCCAGCAGATAAGCAATGGTTGATAGATACTACTGAAAAGTGGTGTAAAGACCGAGCAATCTATCTTGCTCTTATGGAAAGTATCAAAATTGCTGATGGGCAAGACGAAAAGAAGTCTAGAGATTCCATTCCAACAATTTTACAAGAAGCACTTGCTATTGGATTTGATAGCCACATTGGGCACGATTACTTAAAAGATTACCAAGAAAGATATGACTCCTATCACAGAAAAGAAGATAAAATCCCATTTGATTTGGAATATTTTAACAAGATTACCAAAGGTGGTATCCCTAGCAAAACTCTTAATATCGCACTTGCTGGTACGGGCGTCGGGAAATCTTTATTCATGTGCCATTTTGCTAGCTCCGTCATGCTCCAAGGACGGAACGTATTGTACATTACGCTTGAAATGGCAGAAGAAAAAATTGCTGAACGAATTGACGCAAATCTTTTAAATGTAAACATCAAAGATATTGAAAAATTACCAAAAATGATGTTTGATACGAAAGTAAATAATATTGCGAAGAAGACACAAGGAACTTTGATTATTAAAGAATATCCAACTGCTTCCGCACACGCAGGACACTTTAGGGCACTTCTAAATGAACTCTCTCTTAAGAAATCATTTAAACCTGATATTATTTTCATTGACTACCTTAATATTTGTGGGTCCTCAAGGTATAAGAGTAATTTTTCAGTCAATTCTTACTCTTATATTAAAGCAATTGCAGAAGAACTACGTGGTCTCGCAGTTGAAGAAAATGTCCCAATTGTTTCCGCTACCCAGACTACTCGTAGTGGTTTTTCTAGCTCTGACCCTGACCTTACTGATACTAGTGAATCCTTTGGTCTTCCTGCTACTGCTGATCTTATGTTTGCCCTTATTAGCACAGAAGAGTTAGAAGGACTGGGACAGATTATGGTAAAACAATTGAAGAACCGATATAATGACCCAACAATGAATAAAAGATTTGTAGTTGGGGTTGATAGAGCAAAAATGCGTCTTTTTGATGTAGAACAAAGTGCTCAAAAAGATATACTTGACTCTGGACAAGAGGAAGAGTATACTTATGAAGAAAACAAAAAAACAGACAAATTCTCAGGATTTAAATTTTAACTAATATGACTCAACGAATTGATTTTGGTAAATATCAAAACTTTGTAGATGCCGTTACGAGTGACGCATCCAAAGATTTTCTTGCTCTTTCTGACCGTATGGTGGAACTTGATGAGAAGGGTGCTAATATTGAACGATTATTGACTGCTGGTGTTGGTATTAATGCCGAAGGTGGAGAGTTTTTGGAAATCGTAAAGAAAATGCTATTCCAAGGAAAACCTTGGAATGCTGAGACCCACGCTCACTTAATTAAAGAACTTGGTGATACTCTGTGGTATGTTGCTCAGGCATGTATTGCTCTTGAAGTTTCTTTTGATGAAGTTATTCAAACTAATATCGATAAACTAATGAAGCGTTATCCCGAAGGATTTTTTGACGCATACTATAGTGAAAATCGTGAGGTAGGAGACATCTGATGAGTAAAAATGTAAGTATTGAAATTGATTTGATTTCTGCGGCAACAATCCGACAAGTTCTTTTTAATTCACAAAAAGACCATAGTTATGAATTTCCAACGGAAAGGATTATCAAAATTCGAGAAGTGATTAGTCTTCTCGATGAAAAGATTGAAGAACAAGTAGAAGAATAAAAAATCAACCCCTCTTTCTAAATACAAGAAAGGGGGGGGGATTTTTGATGGCAATTATTAACAGTAGTGGATATCGAGTTTTAAACGCAACAACAATAATTAATATTTTAACCTCATCGGCGGTACAGACAACAAAATATCCACATGTTAGGTCTAGGTTTTATGATTTAAAGAAAACAAGTGATAGTAAAATTTTATTAACTGTAAAGTCCCAATATGCTTCCAATTTGGAAAGAATATATGATGATGTAACTAAGTTATTTTCCACTGATGTTTTATTGGGTGGAAAAAGTGTTTTTACTACTGGAAGACCATCTAATGTTTTAGGTGTAGATTTTATATTAACTTTACAAAGAGCAACTTCTAAACTTGAAATATTTTTCAAAAGTCAGAAATCAATAAAACCAAAAGTTCCAGAATTATTAAGACCAGGTATTTTGAATGAAGAATATTTTGTTTCAAAAATTGATGACCAAGTAAAAAAAATTAATGAGGCAAAAAATGCAGTTGGGTTGTCAAATGTATTTGATCCGAATTTAAATCTAGTTTTATATGAAAATACACATCAAAAATATATAATAACTGGAATAAAATCAATTGAAAGAGTTGGTCAACTCTTGGGAAAAGAAGATGTTTTAATTAAAACTAAAAATAATAAAAATATTACAATCTCATTAAAAAAAGAAAATTTTTCTTTTTGGGGTAGTGCAAGTCAATACTCTGCATCAAAAGATATTTTAGATTATCTAATAAAATCTAATTTTATTTCAGTATCAAATTTTTCTGGGAGAGGAATGCTGACTGATATTTCTACTGGAAAATCAATAACTGGTATTAGAATGAAAGCAACAATTGGTGAAATTAAAAAATATTGTTTTGGTGGAGAGGGAAAGAAAGTTAATTATATTTTAATACAGTCATTTAATGTTGGAGATTTCAGAGATATGAGAAAAGTTGGAGGTGGTCAAGATTATAAGTTAGAACTAAACTCTTCAATAATATATAAAGAGACTTCAAATGACATAATAAGAATGAGAGATAATGTTTATTTGACAATCGTTCCTAGTTCTAGCAATTCTTCTGCTTTGATGCCAAATTATCCTGGATTTAGAATACAATTTGCTACTAATGGTGCATCAAAAGGATACTATGAACCAAAACTTCCAAATGGTTCTCTGGGTAGATTGTAAATTATAAATAACTAAAAATATCATATAAATGAAAAGTTTTGCTAGATTTATTAAAGAAGCAGTAGAAACACTTGCGTCTACTGAGGCAAAGAATCGCGGACTTAAAGGAGATGGTCATGGTGATTGGTATGATAGTCAGGGAAATCTTGTAGCAAAAACTGTAGGTGGAAAGTTAAAATATTTCGGTCAAGGTGGTGCTGATGCTCAACAGCAACAAGGAGCAAAGAAACAAGCAGGAGCACAACAGCAGGCAGCACCACAACAACAAGCAGCACAGCAACAGCAACCAGAAGCAGAGCAGGTTAATGGTGTTGCGATTGTGATTGGAAGATTTAATCCTCCATCTAAAAATCACGGAGCATTATTGAAAGCAGGATATTCACAAGCAACTAGAAGAGGATTTGAGTTTAGAGTTTATCCAAGTCGTATTGAGGATGGAGCAACAAATCCACTCAATCCAGGATTAAAGATTTCTTATATACAATCTATGTTCCCAGAGTATGCGGAATATATTGTAGATAGTGATAAAACAAAAACTATTTTTGATGTTTTGGGTTCTGTGTATGATGATGGTTATACTGATGTTGTTATTGTAACGGGACAAGACAGACTTGGTGAATTTCAAAGTTTAGTTCATAAAGGAGACGGACAACAATATCAGTTCAATAATATTGAGGTAGTTCCATCTGGAGTAAAAGACCCTGATAGTGATGTTGAAAATCCTGGTTCTTCTGCGATGATGAGAACAGCAGCAGCAATGGGAGACTATGAAAGATTTGCTACTGGTCTTCCGGCAAATATGGATACCGCAGAGAAACAGGAAATGTTTAATACCGTTTCTCGTTCGATGAAAGTAAGTGAAGATACTGAGATTTGGAAGATTGCTCCAGAAATGGATTATGAGGGAATGAGATGGAATTATAAGAAGAATGGATTATTTGATGTTGGTGCTTTGGTAGAAAATTTAAATAGTGGATTGGTTGGAAGAATTCTTCGTAGGGGAGCAAATCATTTAATTTGTGTAACGAAAGAAGGTGTGATGTTTAAGAGTTGGTTGAAAGATTTGAGAGAAGTACAAGAGATTGGAACTTGTGCTTATAGAGCACACGCACAATCAACCACACCAGGGCAACCAGTGGTTTCGTATACTGATGTTGAAATTAAACCAACTGTACCAAAGAAAAACATAAATACAAGTAAGAAAAGAAGTATCTAAGCAAAATGAGACCTTGGAACGAAATTATTACAGAAGCAAGAGATAAAAATAAAGAAAAGGCAGAAAGACAAAGAAGATTGGGAATTGCTAAGACCAACCTCAAAGGTTCTGGTGCTTTGAAAAAAGCACAAGGAAAAAGAAAGAGTAGATTGACTCCAGACGAGCTAAAATTAAGAGAAAGAGATGTAAAAGTAAGAGAAAGACGCCAAGATACAAGAGAAAAAGAAAATGAAAGAAAAGATATACATTCCAAGTGGGTTATAGGACAAGCTACAAAAAATGCTGAGGAAAGAAAAAAGAAGCAATTAAAAGATATTAAAGATAGTCCAAGAAAAGCTGCGAGTGCTGCTCTTTCTAGTATCAGTAAACCACAATCAATATCATATAAAGATAGTGATGCGACTGCTTATACAAAGGCAATTGGAAATGCAGCATCTCTTGCTGGTGGAGTTGCGAAAGCAGGAATTCATTATCTTGTAGCAAAACATAAAGCAAAAAAAGCAGCAGCAGAACTAGAAAAGAAAGATGGGGCAAGTAAAACACCAGAGAATAAAAATGTTCCTTTAGGTAAAAAACAAAAAACACCAGCACCTTCTTCTGGAGTAAGAACACCAGCACCATATTCCAATCGTTATGGTAAAACACCAAAACCAACAAATCAGATTTCTGGAACACCAGAGAGACCAAAACTTTCTCCTGCTAGACCAAAAAGACTTCCTCCCTCTGGACCAAAAAGACTTCCACCTTCTGGTGTAACACCACCTTCTTCTGGTGCTGGTAAATCATTAGGACAACAAGCAAGAGAAAACCCAGAACTCAAAAAGAAAATGATTTCTCAACGCAATCAAACAGAAGAATACTCAAATTGGAAAGAAGAGTTTATTATTGAAGTTGACGATAAAACTGATAATAAAAAAGAAAAGAAAAAAATTATTGATGTGATGCGTGGTAAAAATAAAGTTGAACTCAACCCAAATATGAAAGAGGAAAAAGACGAAGAAGGTGGAATGGCTCATAATGAACTTGCTACGATGGAAAGAGCAGTCAAAACTCTTCGTAAGAAAATAAAATCTCCAAATCAACAACTTCCTGCTTGGGTTCAGTCTAAAATCTCAAAAGCAGTAGACCATATTGATAGTGTTGCTGATTATATGTCTGGTGAAACTGAACCTGTTACAGAAGAATGTGGTTGTGAGGATGATAAAAAAAAAGTTCTTGCGATGATGATTATTAAAAAAGCAGTAGACGCAAAGAAGAAAAAGAACTTTCAATTGAATTCGGGAATTATTGGTGAAGCAAAATCTGCTGCTTGGCAAAGAAAAGAAGGAAAGAACCCAGAAGGTGGTCTAAACAAAAAGGGGATTGCTTCTTATCGTAGAGAAAATCCTGGTTCAAAACTCTCTCTTGCTGTGACTACTCCACCATCAAAACTTGACCCTGATAGCAAATCAGCAAAACGTAGAAAGTCTTTCTGTGCTCGTATGGGAGGAATGCCTGGTCCTATGAAAGATGAAAAGGGAAGACCAACAAGAAAGGCACTTTCATTAAGAAAATGGAACTGCTGATAAATAACTAAAGACCATCAATTTTGGGGAGTTTGATACTCCCCTATTTTTATAAATAAGTTTAGGAAAAAAATTAACGAGAAATCACATGGCACTTTGGGGTATTTCATCAACATCGGAAACTGCGGCAAACAATTACGCTATTCCGAAATTTCAAAATGAACTGGATCGCAACACGAGCCCTTGGAATACTTTCGCAGATGTTCGTGGTTGGATTCAAAGAAGATATAAGACTAGAGCGAATTCTGGAATTTCCACTCGTTATTTTGATGAAGTATTGGTTGATGCTACTGGATTGAATGCTACAAATTTGGGAGGAACTACTGGTATTGGAACTGCTGGTCCAGTTGCAGTCTTTTTTGAAGACCCCAACCAGGCATCACCAATTTCTGTTGGTGGTGGCGGAACTACTGGTATTGCTACGAATACTACTGGATACGTTCATGTGGTATTTAATGAACTTGTTTTTGCTGGTGCTGGAGCAACAGTTAGTATTCTTACTTTTGACGCAAACAATGCAAATCAATCAACATCAATCGTTGGTACTGCAGCATCAAACCCGACTACTCAATATGCTTGGGTAGGATATGCTGCTACTCACGGTTCTCCAGGAGTATTTACAAGTTTCAACGGTCAAATTACAAATAGAGTAGCATTTGCATTTACATCTCCAAGTACTCTTCTAACTGCAAACGTTGCATTCTCAACATCATTAACCACATCAGGACAAACTGTTGCAATTGGTGCAACTAATATCTTTGTTGATTCGGTAACTGGTGTTTCTATTGGAAGTTCTCTTACAGTTGCAGGTAAACTTACAAATGTTCCTATTGTTTCTGTTGGAACTACCTCTGTTCAAATTGGATTTGGAAACACAATCTCATCAACAATCACTCAAAATCTTTTAGTTACATTTAGTACAAGAACTGTTGCTACAAAATTATTTATTGATATGAGTAGAGGATTTGTTGGTGTTATTACTGATGGTTCAAGTGGTGTTGGTGTAATCAGTTCATTTACATCACAATTTGGAGATGTTCTTCTTCGTAATGTTGGTGGTGCTGGAACCACTGGTTCAGTTGGTCTTGGAACTACTACATTAACGGTTAGATAAAATAAAATATGAGATTTGATGAATTGAATGAGGATAATTATCTCTTATTTGCTATTAAATATTATGATAATCCACAATCTGCAACAAAGGATGATTTTTATGAGGATCTAAAAAGATTCAAGTGGATAAAAAGATTATTGAAAAGATATAAAACAATGGGTGAGTTAAACTCTCACCTTTTGATTAATCATTTTATTATTCTTTATAATGTTTTTGGTGATGCAGCAACACCTTTATTGTTTTATAAAATAGATAGTGAATTTTGGAGTATTATAAAAACTTTTGTGGTTTATCTTGGTAGATTGCCAGAAGTTCCAAAAACTAAAATTCATAATATTCCAATTGATATAAAATGTTTAGAACAACTTAATTTAATCTAATGAAAGAATCTACTCTAGACAGAATTATTTCAATTATAAGACACTATATTGTTGAAGATGGAATGTCCACATCTGCTGCTCCTACAAATTCCACAAACCCACCAGGTCAAATAAATATAGCGGGTCTTTCACCAGATACCCCACCAGTTGATCTAAGAAAAGGAAAAAGAAGAAATTGGAATCCTTTCTTTAAAGATCTTGCAAAAATACAAAAAAGAAAACCTCCACAATAATCAATCCAATGTACAGTCCCCCTCAAACAATAGAAACAAAAGTTGCAATCCTTGAGGAAAAAATTCATACAAGCGAGCAGTTGATGCAACGAATTGAGAGTGCGATTGAAAAGTTAAGTGAAGTAAATGCGAATGTAACTAAGATGCTTGTAGTTCACGAAGAAAAGATTAATAATGGGGAAAAGATAGAAGATATACTCTTTACAAAAATGGATCAGTTAAAAGATAAAATGGATAAGGACCATACTGCAGTATTAGCAAAGTTACAGGGATTGGAAAAGAAAGTTTGGATCGGTATTGGAATAGTATTTTGTTTATCATTTGTAGTTAGAAACGCAGACTTTTTTGGAAAAATCTTGACACCAGCACAAGACAACGGTAGAATAGAGAGACTGAAATAGTATTCTTTTGTAATGAGTTTTGTTGATTCCAAATACATCGGGTTGGTTTCTTCCCGACTGGATAAGTTTGCCAAGAAAAAAGAAGGTCTTTATAACTTTCGGTGTCCTTACTGTGGTGATAGTCAAAGGACAAAAAGTAAAACGAGAGGATATATTTACCAATTAAAGAATGACCACAATTTCAAATGTCATAATTGTGGAACTTCTAGAACATTTACAAACTTTCTAAAAGATATGGATACTGTTCTTTATGACCAGTATGTAATGGAAAGGTATAAAGAGGGAACAACAGGAAGAGGATCTCAAACAAAGAACCCAGAGTTTAATTTTGAGAAACCAAACTTTTCAAAAAAGGCATTTGACCTACCTACTATCGCAGAACTAAATAAAGAACACTCCGCAAGAAAATACCTAGAAGATAGAAAGATACCCAACAACTATCTGCGTGAATTGTATTTCTGTGAGAAGTTTAAAGAATGGACGAATACTCAAAAACACACCTTTGATAAAGTAGAAAAGGACGAACCACGAATCATTATTCCTTTGGTTAATAAAGGAGAAATATTTGGATTTCAAGGTCGTAGTTTGAATAAAAATTCAAAGGTAAAATACATTACGATTATTCTTAATGATACACATCCAAAAATTTACAATTTGGATAAACCAGATTACGACAAAACTGTTTATGTTGTTGAAGGACCATTTGATAGTATGTTTTTAGATAATTCAATTGCTATGGTTGGTGCAGACATTGACAAAATGTTTTTTGTTTCTAACTTTGGAACAGATTTTGTAATGGTATATGATAATGAAAAACGGAATAAACAAATTGTTGATAGAATGGAAAAAGCAATACAAATGCGATTTCCAATTGTCATTTGGCCAAATGACTTGAAAGAAAAGGATATTAATGATATGATCCTATCAGGAATTGATGCCCCAAAAATCATCAAGGAAAATACTTATATGGGACTAGAAGCAAAAGCAAAACTTATTGGATGGAAACGAGTATGAGCAACGGTACAAAAGTAGTTAAGAGAAGTGGTGATAATGAACCTCTTGATCTAAATAAACTTCACTTGATGGTTGAGGAGGCATGTAGGGACCTCTCTGGTGTTTCTGCATCACAGGTTGAGATGCAATCTGGTATTCAATTTTATGATGGAATCACCACAGCAGAAATTCAGGAGATTTTAATTCGTTCTGCTTCTGATTTGATTGATTTAGATAATCCAAATTATCAGTTTGTTGCAGCAAGACTACTTCTGTTTTCTGTAAGAAAATCTTTGTATGGAAGAGTTCAAGACCATCCTAATTTTGTTGAACACATTAATAGTTGTGTAGATGCTGGAGTTTATGATTCAGAAATTTTGACCAATTATACGAAAGAAGAACTTGATAGACTTGGTAGTTATATCAAGCATAGTAGAGATTATCTTTTCACCTATGCTGGTCTTCGTCAAGTAGTTGATAAGTATTTGGTCCAAGACCGCAGCAGCGGACAAGTATATGAAACTCCACAATTCATGTATATGATGATTGCTGCTACTATCTTTGCTAGATATTCAAAGGAAACACGTCTTTCATACATCAAGAGATACTATGACGCAATCTCCAAACACAAAATCAACATCCCAACTCCCATCATGGCAGGAGTTAGAACACCACTTCGTCAATTTGCAAGTTGTGTTCTTGTTGATGTTGACGACACCTTGGATAGCATCTTCAGTAGTGATATGGCTATTGGGAGGTATGTTGCTCAAAGAGCAGGCATCGGCATCAACGCAGGTCGCATCCGTGGCATCAACGCTAAAATCAGAGGCGGAGAGGTACAGCACACAGGTGTGGTCCCCTTCCTTAAAAAGTTTGAATCAACTGTGCGATGCTGCACACAAAACGGCATCAGAGGTGGTTCTGCTACAGTTTTCTTTCCTATCTGGCATCAAGAAATAGAAGATATTCTAGTTCTTAAAAATAATAAAGGAACCGAAGATAATCGTGTTCGCAAATTAGATTATGGAATCCAAATCTCCAAACTGTTCTATGAAAGATTCATCAAGAATGAAGAGATTTCACTCTTCTCTCCACACTCAGTTCCTGGGTTGTATGATGCTTTTGGCACTGATTCATTTGACGGGTTATATGTGGATGCAGAACAAGATGAGTCTATTCCAAGAAAAACGATTGGAGCACAAGAACTTTTTCTGGACCTTCTGAAGGAAAGGGCAGAGACTGGTCGTATTTACATTATGAATATTGACCACTGCAACTCTCATTCATCCTTTATGGATAAAGTTGAGATGAGTAACCTTTGTATGGAAATTACACTCCCCACAATCCCACTTCAACATATTGATGACCCTAATGGTGAGATTGCACTTTGTATTCTTTCTGCTATTAATGTTGGTAAAGTAAAATCAGATGAAGAGTTTGAGGATCTTTGTAATCTTTCTGTTCGTGGTTTGGAAGAATTGATTGATTATCAAAATTATCCCGTAGTTGCTGCAGAGATTGGAACTAAAGCACGTAGGTCTTTGGGTGTTGGATACATTGGGTTGGCACATTATCTTGCTAAACTTGGATTTAATTATGATACTCAAGAATCTTGGGATGCAGTTCATCAATTGTCTGAATCATTCCAATATTTCCTTCTTAAAGCATCAAATGAAGTTGCTAAAGAAAAGGGTGCTTGTGAATATTTCAATCGTACTAAATATTCACAAGGTATTCTTCCTATTGATACTTACAAGAAAGATGTAGATGAAGTGTCTTCTGTTCCTCTTCAGCACGATTGGGAAGTACTAAGACAGTCAATTAAAGAGTTTGGATTGAGACACTCTACTCTTACAGCACAAATGCCATCAGAATCAAGTTCTGTAGTTTCAAATGCAACTAATGGAATTGAACCTCCTCGTGGATTCTTATCAATTAAGAAATCTAAAAAAGGACCTCTCAAACAGATTGTTCCACAGTATCAACATCTTAAAAACAACTATACGTTGCTTTGGGATATGCCTAGCAATCGTGGGTATATTAATATTGTTGCAGTTATGCAGAAGTTCTTTGATCAAGCAATTTCTGGAAACTGGTCGTATAATCCAGAGAATTATGCCAATAATGAAGTTCCTGTTAGCGTAATGGCACAAGATATGCTTACTTGTTTTAAACTGGGGCATAAGACGGCATATTATCAAAATACATATGATAATAAGACTGATGAAGTTAAGGAAGATAAAGTAAGTATTGATGATTTAGTTAAAGAACTTTTAGAAGGTGGAGAAGAAGATTGTGAATCCTGTAAAATTTAGAACCACTGCAGAGAAAGAAAAAATGATTGAAGGAATGACCGTATTTAATACTCAAGAGGTAGATGCCAAAAAGCAACCTATGTTTTTTGGTGCTCCTCTTGGAGTTCAAAGATATGATTCTTACAAGTATCCTGTCTTTGATAAACTGACTCAACAGCAGTTGGGATATTTCTGGAGACCAGAAGAAGTTTCTTTACAGAAAGATCGTGCGGATTATCAAACTCTTCGTCCAGAACAAAAGCACATCTTCACTTCTAATTTGAAGTATCAAATTCTTTTGGATTCAGTTCAGGGTCGTGGTCCTGGAATGGCTTTTACACCTTATTGTTCCCTTCCAGAATTGGAAGCGTGTATGAAGGTTTGGGAATTTATGGAAATGATTCATAGTCGTTCCTATACATACATTATTAAGAATGTTTACTCTGATCCCACAGAAGTCTTTGATTCTATTTTGAGTAATGAAAAAATTCTTGAACGGGCATCATCAGTAACTGGCGCTTATGATGATTTTATTAATTCCGCACAACATTATGGAAACTCAAATCTTTGGGTTCACGCACAAGAAGGTGCTGGAACTGCAAAGGATGAAAGATATGAACTCAAAAGAAAACTCTATCGTGCAGTAGCAAATGTCAACATTCTCGAAGGTATCAGATTTTATGTCTCTTTCGCTTGCTCGTTTGCGTTTGGTGAACTCAAACTTATGGAAGGATCCGCTAAAATTATCTCTCTCATCGCAAGAGACGAAAATCAGCACCTTGTTATTACTCAAAACATCCTCAATAAATGGCGTGAAGGAGATGATCCAGAAATGCAACAAATTGCTAAGGAAGAAGAGGAATGGGTAAAAGGTGCCTTTGAGAATTGTGTAAATGAGGAAAAGAGGTGGGCAGAATATTTGTTCAAAGATGGTTCAATGATTGGATTGAACGACAAACTTCTTTGGAGTTATGTTGAGTGGATTGCGAATCGTCGTATGAAGTCTATTGGTATTAAACCACTTTATGATATTGCTGCTAAAAACAATCCACTCCCTTGGACTTCTCATTGGATTGAATCTAAATCAGTTCAAATCGCACCACAGGAAACGGAAATTACTTCGTATTTGGTTGGTGGAATTAAACACGATGTAAATATTGATACGTTTAGTGGATTTCAACTGTGATTTGAGGGGGTTTGACCCCTCTTTTTTTTATAAATAAAAAGAAGGTATTGCTTACTCATATGTCTGGAATTTCTAAGTTCAAGAGAATTTATAGTGAAGGTGTTGCGGCAGAACATCCAGATGTTGCGGGGCAGAAAGAATTTGCGAATAGGGCAGATGCCGAAATTACTCGTAGAAGAAAAGAAAGAGCAAAAAAGGGTGGACCACAACTTCCTGGTTTTGTTCCGTCAGTAAAGAAAGAGGAAGTAGAACTTGATGAAAAGATTGATGTGGGTGCTGATGCTGGTGCGACAATCAGTGATTTCGTCCATTCAAAGAGTGCTACATTCAAAGGTGATAGTAAGAAGCAAAGAATTAAGAGAGCACTTGGTGCTTATTATGCGGCACAAAAAGAAGAAACAGAAAACATTTATAATTATGTAATTGAAGCATTAGTTGATGCTGATTTCGCACAAGATTATGAGACTGCTGAAAATATGTTTGAGTGTATGAGTGATGAATTCGTAGCAGTTATCCTTGAAGATTATATTGAAGAGAAAGCAAGAGGAACTAGACCAAAGAAAACAATTCACGCATATGATGTAGATGAGACCTTATTTGGTCACGGCAAGAAAGGCAAACCAAATGTTCAGGTTCATGTAAAGGACGCATCTGGGAAAAGAATTCAAAGTTTGAGTAATCAAGAGTTTAATACTCATAAACTTGATAAAGATAAGGGACATTCTTATGATTTTAGTGAATTCCAAAGTGCTAAAACTTTCTCAAAAACTTCTACTCCAAACAAAAAAATAATTAAAGATGTTAAGAGAAAACAAGCAAGGGGACAAAACGTTCATATAATTACTGCTCGTTCTAAATTTGATAAACCAAGTGAATTCCAAGGACACTTGAAGAAGCACGGTGTTGATGTTCCTATGAATAAAATTCATTATACTGGTGGAATGAAAGGTAGTGATGTTGGGAAGAAAAAAGTAGATACGGCAAAAGGAATTGCAAAGCAGAGTGGTGCTAAGACAACTCATATGTATGATGATGCTGCAAAAGTTAATAATGCATTTGAGAAAGAGAAACAAAACAACCCAACTTCTACAAAAATTAAAACTCACTTAGCAAAACCAAATGCATCTGGTGAGACGACACTTCGTTCTTATCAAGCAACAAAAGGTGGAAGAACTAGTGATAATACACCATCAACTACAAAACAAACACAAAGAGCACGTAAAAAAGCAAGAAAGAATATGGGAGAAGAAGTATCTTCTTATGAATACTGGAAACAGTTTGTAGGAGAAGCTGCTTATACTGGTGGTCCAGTTGGAAGAAGTGAAATGATTGCTTCAAATAATGAAAGAGCAAAACAATCTTCAACGTCTTCATCTCCAACATCAACTACTACTAGACCTGGAACAACACCAACATCAACTACTACTAGACCTGGAACAACACCAAAACCTCAATCATCAACTGGTGGTCTTTTGGGTTCATTAGATAAACTTGCTAGAGATACTGCTGGTAAAGTTGGAGAAAAAATAGGAAGAAATAAAACTGGAAATATTCCTATTATTAGTGATATTGGTGGTGCTGTTGGTAGACAGAAAGGTACGGATATGTATGATAAGGTTACTGCTCCTTTTAGAAAGGAAGAAGTGTCTTCTTATGAGTACTGGAAACAGTTTGTTGATTGATAATAAAAAAGAATAAATAAATATAGAAAAGTACTTTTTGCTGCTCCTAAGAAAATGAATAAAAAAGATTTAGACGCATTGAACGAGTTATATTCAAGTGTTTATAGTGATCCTGAGCAGTTGAATGAATATGCTGGTAGTAATTCCACCAGCCCAAATGCACAGGATTTATCCAACCAAAGACAGGCCACCCTAAAAAGAACTGGTGGTGTTTTAGGTGCTGGTGGTGGTCAAGCTGCTATGAAGGCTTTGCAAGCAAAAGGTGTTTCTCCTAGATCTGCATATGCTCAAGTTTATTCTCAAGGTGAAAAGAATTTGGATAATCCAAAACCTGCAGTAGCTAAACCTGCAGTACCTAAACCTGCAGTACCTAAACCTGCAGTAACACCAGCAGCATCTACAACAAGACCAGCATCAGCACCCGCAACAAGACCAACAGCATCTACATCACCAGGAACACCCAAAGTTGCTCCAACAAAACCAACAGGTTCTCCAATGGACCAATGGAGAGCAGCAAATCCAAAACTTGCTGCTGCGGCAGATGAAAAAGCAAGAATTCGTGGAACTCAACAGACTGATAATCCTTTAATGAAGGATATGAGGTCAAAACTTCCAATGAACTCTCCTTCAGTTCAGTCTCCAGCAGTTGCTAAACTTGGTGCAGGTAATCAAAGTTTAGTTAACAATCCAAATGCAATTAAAGCAGCACCACCCAAACCAGCAGCACCAACACCATCTCCAGCACCTGCTCGTAATGGTTTTGGTGCTTCTACTGCACCAATGGCTGCTAAATCCAGTGTTTCGTCAGCAACTGCACCAGCAAAACCAGCAAAACCAACAGAAGCACCAAAAAGAGAAACTCAATTATTCTCTTACCAATGGCCTTCTGCAAAAACAATTAGAGAAATTGCAGGTGCTTACGCTTCAATTTACGAAGCAAAGAAAAAAGTAGACCAAGACCAAGATGGTGATAATGACTTTGCGGATGTAAGAGTTGCGAGAATGATTGCTTCTGGTGTTCCCAAAGCAAAAGCAATTGCTATGGTGAAGGATAAGTCTTACAACGAAGAAGTTGAACTTTGGGTAAATGATCTTTTAGAAGAAGGTTATGACCTAAGTGAATATACTTGGGAAGATATGTTTGAGATTTATGAAGCAACTGCGATGGCTAAAAGAGGTTATGATGAAACCAAAATTCGTAATAAGATTGCAAAATCAACAGGTGGTGGAGAGGCTGCTGATAGAGCAACTGAATTAGAAAACAGACCAACTTTTGGAAATAAGACAAAGCAAGCATCAAGAGAAAAACTTGCAAGAACGCAGAGAGGTGATTTCCGCAGAACAACTTCTTCTGATTATGGTCTTCGTTTGGGTGCTCATAAGTCTGATGACCCTGCCGTAAAAGCAAAGCAGGCAGCAAGAGGAAAGCAAAGAAGTGCTTTGACCCCTAGAGAGAAAAAGATGCTCAATAGAGAGGCATATGAAACATACGAGTTTGTAGCATCATATCTTTTGGAAAACAACTTTGCTTCAACCGTTGATGACGCAAATGTGATTATCAACAATATGAGTGAGGGTTGGTTTGAAAGTATTATGGAAGAAAAGAAACCTCTTCCTGTTGCTAAAATGAAAAGAAGAGAAACCGAACTTCTTGGTAGTGATGAAGAACACCTTGCAGCATTGAAGACACCTATGGGTTCTCCTGAAAGAAAAAAAGCAATGAAAAACCTTGAAAAATTTGATAATATCAATACAGCAAGAACAAGTATTTCAAAAAGAGGTGGAAAAGAACCACATGCAATGCCAGAAGTAGGTAGATATAAACCAAAAGACGAAGATTGATATAATATTACAACTCATTAAGCACCTTGACAGGTGCTTTTTTTATGACTATAATCACTCTGTTAGGGTTGAAAGATAAGTTATATCTAAATAACTTGAAGATTATTAAGGGCCCGAATGAGTTATGAAAACCCTTGGTTATATCAAGGAAAAGTTTTTGAGACGGAAGATATTGGAGAGCATTTTGGATTTGTTTATTTGATAAATTGTGAAGAAACTCAAAGGAAATATTTGGGAAGAAAATACTTTTGGTCTTTTAGAACTCCAAAAGGAAAGAAGAGAAAAGTAAAACGAGAAAGTGATTGGAAAAATTATTATGGTTCTTGTCCTGAATTAAAAGAAGATATAAAAAAACACGGAAAGGATAAATTCCAAAGAACTATAGTGTCTCTTCATAAGACATTAGGTAAGACAAACTACGAAGAGACAAGGCAATTATTTTTAAATAACGTCCTGACGGAAGCACTTGACAATGGTATTCCTGCGTACTATAATTCGAATGTCATGAATCGATATTTCAGGAAGGATTACTTTAATGCGACTTCACCTCAAAAAAATCTGTAATGATACAATACAACAACATATCAATCGTATGCATGATTTGTGTGAAGATGGTAGAGCAAAAGATGCGGAATGTATCTATAGTGAAATCCGTGATTGGGTAATTCAAAAAGAAAACCTTGAAGTATTATCACTTGATTATATCAGTGGAAACTTTTTAGATTTTTAACCATTTCTAAATACTCTGATATAATGTAAAAATCCATTTTTGGATTCCTATTATGAGTAGGTTTTAATATTATGAGAATTTGATCGTGAAAATTAGAGCCGTGGAAGGTGCCTACCGAGAGGTTTGGTGTACCCCCCTTTTATACGGATGTAGAGTTCAATTAAACTAAATGCAAAATTTCTTTACAGTAGCCTTGCCTCTCTTGGCAGCGGTTACAACCAATACGGCAACACTGCCTGGTTTATTTCCTCCCCCTCCTGTGAGTGGACCACCACCATTTTCTGTTATTAGGGAGTTTGAGACCAAGACAGCGACCAAAGAGGTTGCTCCCGAAAAGCCAAAAGATAAAAGGTTAATTTGTAAAGGGTGTAATGAAAGTGAAAATGCCACCTTGGCATTTCTTCAAGATTATGGTGTTAAAGACAGAAACGCCCTTGCTACCATCATGGGCAACATTAAACAGGAATCAACATTCCAATCTAGTGTCTGTGAAGGTGGTAGTATAACGTCATACTATAACTGCTCAGGTGGTTATGGATTGATTCAATGGACATCTGCGAATCGTTATTATGGATTGGGTGATTTTGCTAAGAAGTATGGTGGTTCTCCATCATCACTTCAAACGCAACTTCGTTATCTAACAAATGAAGTCCAATGGCAACGAA